TCAACCATTGAGTCCCAGTCTTTCCTGGTGTAATCTGCAATTCTTTCCTTGGCTAACAAAACCAATCTGTCATCTGGAAAATTGCCAGACCACTCTTTCCAAAGCATGGCGCATGTAACGTCTTCAGCTTGCTTGATCCACTTACCTCTATGTATTAGCATATATACACATTATACCATTATGAAATTATTTGATGTTGGTAATAATTTTCCCACTCAAGTATGTCTTTTTCGTCATTAATTAAAGGCTGGCCCTTAACATTTAAACTGGTGTTTAACAAAACTGGGACTCCAGTTAAATCAAACCATTGTTTTAGCACTTCATACAGTCCTGGGTGCTGATTTTTATTAATTGTTTGAACTCTCGAAGTACCGTCAGCATGTACAACAGATGGTATTGTGTCTGGCTTTAAACATTTAACGGCGTACTGCATATAAGGAGAGCTAAAATTAATATCAAACCATTTGCTTGCATGCTCTTCCATTACGACTGGTGCGAAGGGCCTAAATGATTCTCTTTTTTTTATTAAATTTACTTTGTTTTTTATTTCTGGATCTCTTGGGTCTGCGAGTATGCTTCTGTTTCCCAAAGCCCTTGGACCAAACTCTGCTCTTCCAGAGGCAACTGCAACTATTTTGTTTTCAGCTAAACCTTTAATTATTTTATTGACTGGGTACTCCCCGCCCAAATCGTATCCTAGGTATGGAGTCTGCCAATCTAAATGCTTTCCATAAAGAGCCGCTGCTGCACCTAAAGAGCTTCCAGAATCTCCTGGGTTGGGCATTATCCACACATCATTAAATATTTCCCACAACTTAGTATTTGCTGAGCAGTTTAGCGCACAGCCTCCCATAAAAACTAAATTTTTCTTTTTTGTTAAACTTTTTGCATACCGCATAAAGTCTATAAGTCTTTGTTCGTAAACTACCTGAACTGCTGCCGCAATATCAAACTTGTCCTGCTCTGAAACCCATCCCCAATCAGTAATTCCTTTGTGAAAATTGTATTTTTGTTTATCATATCTAGGAAAATAATTATCTACCTGCTTATAATACTTTGTCCAATCTCCGTAGGCCGCCATCCCCATCATAATATACTCTTCTTGATTTGGCATAAGCCCGACCAACTGGGTAAAGGCTGAGTAAAATAATCCAAAGCTTACTGGGTAATTTTGTTTAAATTTTAATTTTATTTTTTCACCTTCTCCTACCCAAATAGTAGAAGTATTATATTCACCAATTGAATCTAAAACTACAATTGCTGCGTCAAAAAAGCTACTTGTATAATATCCAGCACATGCGTGTGAGTAATGATGGCTAAATGATTTTCTTGGGATACCTTCTATATTAAACCTTGGCTTCCAGTCCCCTACACCACCCTTTAAAAATAGCCTAGAGGCCTTTAGAAAGGGTTTCTCGTAGTAAGCTATAGCATCAGGTGCACCATATGACAAAGCATCATTAACTAAACTATTATTGATATACCAATCATTCTTTTGCTTGCTATATCTTTCTGCGTGTCCCGCAAAAATAATTTTTCCATTTTCTATTAAAGAAACAGAAGCATCGTGTGAGGTTTCGTTAACCCCAAGAATTATCATCTTTAGAATCTCTTTCTGGAACAATTCCGTAGTGTTTTTTTAAACGCCTTAAGCCTTCTGGGGTTGCGCTAAAAGTAGCTTCTAGATTTTCGTTATAGGAAACAGAAATTAAATTTTCTTTGTATAGCCCAATTAATGTTTCATCAATGTAATCTGTATGAGCTTTCCATAATTCTGGAGCAATGTCTTTAGCAATTTCATTTACTTTATAAATGGCTTCGCCATTTTTTTCTACTCCAACAAAATCTATTGCACCAATTTCCACATAGTGTTTAAACAAAGCAGAGTCATCTTCTTCAAACAGATTCATTGCTTTTTTCTATTTCAACTAAAGATTGTACATATTCCGAAAAATGCTTTCTAATACCTCCTGTGGGTCTTGATCCAATGCTGGTCCAGATACGGGAATATTCTTTTATATTGTAATAAGTTGTTGGACAAACCTTTACACCATTGTAGTCTTTAAGAACAATAGGAAGCGGAACATGCTTTCCACAACATATACATTCTTTTGCTTTTTCTTGATACATGCTCATATTATCATCATCCTATCCATTGCTTCCTTGAGCTCTTGTGGTATTCGGGGAGCTCTTATCATATTTTGAACGTACTCTTCTTCTTTTGTAACTCCAAAATCATTATCATAACTCATTGACTCATAGTTATGTATTTTTATTTCTTGATTTGTATCAAACCTTGTATGAGATATAGCATTAAATATTGAACCACAAACAGCATCCGCTAAATCTTTTGATCCTTTTCTTGGATGGTCTACCTTATCCCTCATAATTCTTAGCTGTAGCAATTCATCTATAAGCAAAGGAATGTGTGGTCCTTTTAATCTTTCTTCTAGAACCACCATTGCCATATCGTCGTAATGTTTTTTAGCAACAGATAACAACTCTGTGTTTATTCCATACTGCTTTAATTGCTGCATCATGTCATGTGAATTCCATCTATCAAAAGTGCATAGCCTTATTTTAAATCCTTTAGTTTTTAAAGACAATATGTAATCCTTAACCTCAGTAAAGTCTACTGATTTATCTGGAGTTGGCGTCCAAAATCTTACGGCATCTACTTCAACTATTGGTGCAGGCTGAGAATATGTATCTGTTACTTTTATATTAACCCATTTTTGAACGTGAGACATTGCAACAGCACAATGATCGTGCTTTTGAGCAAGGTCAACATGAATAAAATATTCTTTATCTGGATCTGGTGCAAACCAATCTTCAAATCTCCCAAATTGATCTACAGCTACTCCTAAATTACTAAATGATTTTTCAATTTTTTCTCTTGATTTAAAAAATGCATCTATTGCTTCTGAAGGCATGCATGCAAATCTTCCAAGAGCATCTGGTGCGTTCTTGTAAAAAGCTATTTTGAAATCCTCTATACTTCTTGTAGGATTAACTTCCCATGTTGGCCTTCGAAGTGCGTACATTCCTGGGTACTTATAAGAAATAATATTATCTTCTTCCCACTCTATATCAAATTCATTACCCGCAGTTCCATCTGGTAGATCTTTTTCTAATTTAAATCTATGAGATCTAACTACAACTTCTTTGTCTGCCACAACATCATCATATCTTTGCTGGATGTAGTCATTTTTATATCTTGGAAAAGATAGCAAAATTACCTTGCCATAGTCTGGAAATCTAGAGTCTACGGAAGCACGATACATTTCATAAATAAGGCTTCCTGTTTTTGCCTGCTCATGCCCAGTAGTATTTTCAACACTAAATCCAGATATCTCATCTAAGATAACTACTATTACGTTATAGCCTTCCCAAGCCTCACGCTCAGAGTGTCCAGAGTGTACGGTTATATTTTTATTAAATTTTATTTCAGAAGCTTTTTCAGAGTATTTTCCAACAAACCATGGGGACTTGTCAATTCTAGTTCTAAACCCTTTAAAGAATACGTTGCTTGCTTGCTGGGCGTTAATGGCAATATTGATAATGTCTATTGAATCGCCAGGAGGTTTTCCGTAATAAGACGCTGGGTCTTTTAAGCAAAGCAATAGATATACAATATACGAAACTGCAATTGTTGAGCAGTAGTCTTTTCCAGATCCTTTTCCTAGCTGAGCAACTACCTCGTTGGCAGTTTGCTTAAACATTCTATGTCCTTCTTCTTCTCCAAAAAGTTTTATTAAAGTAGACTCTTTATACACCTGTGAGCTTTTTTCAATTAATGTGTATTGATATTCTGAAAGTTCTGGTAGACCTAGATATTTTTCATCAGTTACAAAATCTCTTAGCGATACTGGCTTTTCGTCAAACTCTTCGCCATCAAGCATGTCAATGATATCAGAAAAATCAAATGACATTTTTGGACTCTATTATCTCTATAGGTTCAACCACTCCAGTTATTTGCGAAAGTCTTTTCATAATTTCTCTTCTTATATCTGGGTAGTCCTTCGCAACATCCCTTAATATTGAAACTAAAACATCTTGCTTTCTTTCTGTTTCTGCAATTTGATCTGCAATTTCTTGATTATCTAGTAATCCAATTTGTTGCAACATTGCAATTCTTTTTGTCTCTATGTCAGCAATTAATTTTAACGCAGTAGCCTTTACGTTTAATTGACCTTGCTGGTCTGCATCATCTACAGTTTTCCAAGCTTCTTTAATAAGCATTGCATAATGTTGGTCTGCGCCAGAGACAGCTTCTTTTGCTCTATCTCTAGAAGTAGAGTCATTTTTAACAATAGACTTCCACTCATCTATATACTCAACGACCTCAGCTCTTTTAAAGCCAGTCAATGAAGATATTTGAGCAGGATTACTTCCTTTTAAAAGTTCTTCAACTACTTTATTCATTCGATCAAAATGATCAGATAATTCAATTTCCATATGTCATAAGTATACTTTTAGTTGACTGAAATGTCAATTAGAATTGGCTATTTTATATAATATTAAGTATCCAATTAAATCATCTATATCGTTATCTCCAGCAAAACCCTTATTGTTTCTTACTCTATTCAATTTATCATCAATTCTGACCTTTAATTGCTCTTTAGAATCCGCCGTTGAAAATATTCTTGCAGGCTCAAGGGCTGAATTACCGTATGAAATATTTTTTTCAATTAGCATGTGTGCAATTTCATGACAGGCATCCCATATTTTCATTCCAGCTGGCGCTCCGACTGAACGTAAATATAAATCCTGACAGCTAAAGTTTTTTACATCTTCATATACTGGCTTAAGCATTATCTCCTCCTAATTAATTCGAACTTAGTTAAATATCTCTGTATAGTCATAGCAGAGGTTTTACATTCAATAGCAATCTGTGTAACACTTCTTTTCTGAACCACATATCTTCGATACAGCCACTCTTCACTTTGGTACAACTTCATTTTCTTCCCCATTGTATCATATTCCAACCACGCTCATGTGCGTAATAAATAAATATTTTAACAGTAGTTTCCCAAAAAGCAATTGTTATAGATAGCGAAACATTTTTTGTAATCACGTAAGCAACAGCAACAGAGGACAAAGTTCCCCATATGCGATAACTTAATGCCTTAACAAAAGATCTAGTCTTGGTTACTTTCATCATCTATATCTTCCTTAAACATATTTTTAATATATCTATCTTCTGCATCTGCAATTCCTTGTCCAACATTAGATGCCCAGTTCTTTACGTTTTTCAGTAGCCGAAATAGCATGAATCTCTGCCCCCAAATCTACTTGTTCAATCTTATATCCTACGTCACGACCATAAACAATATTAGTAATGTTAGGAAGTCTTAGCACTAATGCGCCATCCATAAATTTATCTTTAGCAATGTACTCTTTTACCTGATCAAACTTAAGTGGATCTTTCTCACTTGTATTGTATGTATTTCGTACTCCAAGTAATACTTGGTTAGTTCGTTTACCAGCTTCTTTATATAAAGCGTGATGCCCCTCATGCCATGGTTGATAGCGACCAAGCATAAGTGTTGTTGGTGCAGACCAATCATGCAAGCCATGTTTTTCAATTATTTGAGATGCTTTTTCTTCAGCATTTAGTTCATGATTAGAAAAATATGCGTTGGCAATTTCAGGGCGCTCAAACATTTTATTTGTATCTTCAAAACGACTTTGCGTAATAGTATCCATAAATATTAAAATATTTGGCTTACCGAATGCTTTACGAGTTTCCGCTGTTGGGCAAACAAAGTCTACAATAACTGGAGCAACTCCTTGATTGGCAATAAGTCTTGCCATAGCCCCCATACGTCTTGCTTGTTCTATGCGATCTTCTGGAGTAAATCCTAAGTCAGAATTAACAGTAGCTCTTACCTCATCTGCATTAAGGTGAATAGCATTAATTCTTTCTTTTAAAGATTTAGCTAATTCTGTTTTACCAGAACCTGGAAGTCCTATAATTTGAATAATCATGTTTGCCTTTCTGTAAGCACCTTGTTTGCATAGTGTGCAATTCCAAATGAATCTGCAACATCAAAATCTATTACATTTAAATTATATTTTTTATTAAAATAATCAACGGTCCTTTGCTTTCTCATATTCCTTAATTGATTTTTGTACCATGAGTCTGCATACCCAGGATTTTCTAATCTTATAACAGATTTTTCATCCTTTGTTGGATTTTTGTTGCCAATGAACGCCTGCCACGAGGATGGGCTAATAGTAATAACCTTAGCACCAGTAGACATAAGCTCAGCAATAACAACCCCATAGACATAAGATAATTTTATCACAGCATCTGGTGATCTGACAAGCACTGCTCCCTCTACGGCAACATAATCACTCTTTAATTCTTTTAACATTAAATTCATTCTAACCTTGGCATTATATATTTTTTCATAAATATCTTGTCCTACTAAATTTATTTTTCCCCACTTAATTGGAATTGAGTTTTCCATTAAACAAAAAGCTATAGATGTAGTTGAGGCATCGATGCCAAGTACTCTATTTGCTTTTGATTTTACTAAACTAGCTAAGTTCATTTATCAAGTTCCATATTATTTTTTTACTATGCTCTATAATATTTTTTTCACAA